GAGAATTTGATAAAGTAAACGCAAAAGTTGAAGTAGTAACAACCGGTTTATGGACAAGTGATGAAGGACAAATAAATAATTTCTATACATCATCTACACAAGCAGCTGCAACGAGCGGCAAATACTACTATAATGTATATTCATATGACCCACAAATTAGTTCTTCTGCGGAAGTTGAATTTGCGATAGCATATGGACACGTAGATGCAAGTGGTTCTGCTACGTTAGATGTTGATAATACTTCAACATTAGCAACGAAAGCAACTTACGCACAATACAAATCAATTTTATTAGACCCAACTGATGCTAAATTTTCATTCCCTAATTCATCAGGAACCGAAGATGATTCAAATAGCATATATGTAGTAAACGTAGCTAGAAGTAGATTTAGAGAATCTATGGATGCTGGAAACTGGGAATTAAACCTTTCTGGTTCACTTGGTAACTTTACGTTTATTGATGATAGTGGTAAGAAATTTGGTGATAACTTTGGAAAAGCTGGAAGAGTGTTCAATATTGTAGAAGGAGTTCTTAACGTTGGTACTCAATTAGAAGCAACTATTTCAAACCAATACGATGCAAATGGTAAAGGTTTTGGTTTATTCTATCCTGACAGAGGTATTATGGTATTCAACCCAACTGCACTTCAAACCAAATTAGGAAACATCCATACTGAAAATGGTGTGTTAATTGGTGGAATGAGTGGTTCTCACGTAACGGCTTCTGAACAACGTAATCATCAAAGATTGTATTACTCAATGAAAAAAGGAGCGGATTTTGATGCTAGAAGAACTGAAAACGTATCAACACAACATTTCTTCGTAAGAGCAACAAATAGAGAATTTAACTACTCTAACAATCCTACATATGTAGATACAAACGGATTTTTTACTGAAAGCACTTTTGAAACAGACCCACAAACTTATATCACAACGATAGGTTTGTATAACGATTCAAACGAGATGATTGCAGTAGCTAAAACTTCTCAACCAATTGTAAAATCATTTGATAAAGAAGTATTAATTAAAGTTAAATTATCATTCTAATATAATAAATGATATATGAAAACCCCCGAAAGGGGGTTTTTTATTATAAGAATATTTATTAATAAATCTAGTATAAATGATAAAAGAAATTCCTAAATCGGACATTATTGTAAGACCAATGAAGGTTTACAAAGAATGGAGTTTAGACGAGAATGATGTTCCGGTTTATTTTGCATCAACTGGTAGTGGTGGCGAATATGATATTGAAACTGACCCTAAAACAAACGGAGAGATATCAAAAAGAAGTTTGTATTATTCAATAAAATCACAATTTTATAGAAATGCAGATACTGCTTCTATATTGTATGAAGTTGGATTAAGACACTCATATGCTTCTAAAGATGAAAGAGTAATTGGAAATGAAATTGCGGTTATTTGTGTTCCTCAAGAATATTATGGAGAAGGTATTAAAATTGGTTCGGTAGTATTAACGGATGATTTACTTGGTTCAACTAAAGTATATACCGATGATGGACATTCTAATTTAATTGATTCTGCTAGTAATATAAAAGGTAATATATTTTATGATAGAGGATTGGTGGTAATGACCGATGGTATTGTAACCGGTTCATCATTTACATCATCTTTTAGATTGGATTTTCGTTCTACAAAGACGATATTTGAAAATGAAATATTTTTATCAGTATTAGAAAATGAATTTAATTATTCACAAAATCCTTCGGCAGTTTATGAAGATGGTGGTAAAAAAATTCAAACAATAATTAATAGACCTGGAAATACTTTAACTAATGATTTAGTTACATCTTCTTTTTACGAACCTGGTGTTAAATGGGTTAGAGGTAAAAAATATCCGTTTACATCTTCGTTAAATCCGAATGTATTTGGAAGTTTTGATGATTATATGTATAGTGGTTCGGTAGACCCAACTGGTTCATATTTAGCACCATATATTACAACAATTGCGTTATATGATGATGAATTAAATATGATAGCAGTAGCGAAGTTACCTAAACCAATAAAATCGTTACCAGACTATCCATTAAACTTTATAGTAAGATTTGATACTTAAATCGGTTTTCTTTTATATTTATATGTAAATAACACAAAAATGTCAAAATTAGTAGACTTATATAACAGCTTCAACGGTGGTGGCTTACAAAACGATTGGACAAAAGCGAAAGCTCGTACTTCAAAAGACCAAACTCCATATTCAACTGGAACTATTCCTGGAGGTAACCCTACCCCTACATTTGGAAATCCTGACCCTGCGGTATTAACCGATGCTAAATTAAAATCTGGTAGAAAAGGTGAACTAGGTAGTGACCCAAAACCATCACCTGGAGTAAAGATACCTGGATACGGTCCTGGTGATAATGAATACACTAAAAAAGTGAAAAAAGGATAATCCAAAATGTCTTGGAAATTTAATGGAAATATTGTTACAGAAGAAACCACACCTGAAGGTGCGGTTGGGTTTGTCTATAAAATGATACATACCCCAACCGGTAGATTCTATATAGGTAAAAAATCTCTATCTCAAACCAGAAGATTAAAGCCGTTAAAAGGAAAGACTCGTAGAAGGGTTGTAAAGAAAGCATCCGATTGGGAAAAATACTATTCATCAAACGAATGGATTAAATCGGAAGTTAAAGCTGGAAACGCTGGTGATTTTGAAAGAGAGATTATTCAGTTTTGTTTCTCAAAGAAATCATTATCATATTACGAAATTAAATGGCAGTTTCATTACGATGTACTTGCCAACGAACAAGCAATAAACGAAAACCTTATGGGAAAATTTTTCCGTAGGGATATAATAAACTAAAGTTATGAACATTCAAGAAATTTGTAAAAAGTACGGAATATCCGATTCTTACTTAAATTCAAAAGATGATGCACACTCAATAGCAGCAGCATCTCTCATAGACCTTAAAAAAATGGTTGAACAAAATCAACCAAGAGAGCAAATTGCTAACAAATTACAATTTTTAGCAGATTTCCTTTCAGATGTAAAGAATTCATCTTACTAATTTGGTTATATCAGGTATTTTTTGTATATTTGTGATAATAATATCCAAATCATGCTATCTGGTAGAAACAAATTACAAATAATCACCATATTAGATTCTACACTTGGTGTGGGTTCATCTCTTAAAGGAAATGAACAGGCACACCATTGTCCATTTTGTAATCACCACAAAAAGAAGCTGCAAGTAAACTTAGATACACAAAGATGGCATTGTTGGGTATGTGATTCTAAGGGTAGGAGTATCTATTCACTACTCCGCAAACTCAATGTGGATGTGAGAGACCTGAATAAGGTTAGAGATGTATATGGTGATGAGCCTGAATATGATTCCAAAGAGGAGTATGTAGCTAAGTTACAATTACCTAAAGAATTCAAACAATTATATTTCAAACCAACTGGTTCATTTAATCCAATCTATAATCAAGCTATACACTATTTAAATAAGAGGGGTATTAAGAGAGCAGATATCGTAAAACATAACATTGGCTATTGTGAAGATGGGTTATATGGTGGTAGAGTAATCATTCCATCTTATGATGATAGTGGAGAACTTAATTACTTTGTAGCTCGTTCTTTTTATGAAGATGATAAGATGAAATATAAGAATCCACCAATTAGTAGAGATGTAATTGTATTTGAGAATCAAATCAATTGGAACGAACCTATAACTTTGGTAGAAGGAGTATTTGATTCATTTTCAGTAAAGAGAAATGTGATTCCATTGTTAGGTAAGTTTCTACTTAGCAAACTCAAAAATAAAATTATGGAAAAGGGTGTTAAGGATGTAACGATTATGTTGGATTCTGATGCAGTGGATGACTCCACTAAACACACCGAATGGTTTCAGAAGAATGGAATTAGGGTGAGAAATATTATACCAACTGATAAAGATGCTGGTGAAATGGGATTTGAAAAAGTAAACGAACTATTGAAAGGAGCTAAAGAAACCGGATGGGATGATTTGGTACTTTCAAAACTAAATAATATATGAATAGATTAAAAACGATTTATCACATTGCGGATATACACATCCGTAACATAAAAAGACACAAAGAATTTAGAGAAGTATTCTACTCTATGTTTGATGAGATTAAGAAAAGGGGAACGGATGATGCTATTATTTATTTAGCTGGCGATATAGCACATGCTAAATTAGAAATGAGTCCTGAATTAGTAAGTGAGATTAGTTGGTTGTTTACGGAATGCAATAAACTATGTACTACTATTGTAATTGCTGGTAATCACGATTGTAATATGAACAATGCGGATAGAATGGATGTACTTACTCCAATTGTAGATGCATTGAAGCTACCCAATTTACATTATTTAAGAGATACACAGGTGTACGGAATAGGTGGAGTGGATTTTGCAGTATTCAGTATATTCGATAACAAAGATAATTGGCCAAAAGCAAATACCCTATTTGGTAATAAGAAGATTGCACTATTTCACGGACCTGTTGATAACTCTACAACCGATGTAGGGTATGTAGTTAGTAGTAGACATTTTACAACCGATATATTTGATGGATATGATTTAGCTCTATTGGGAGATATACATAAAAGACAAGAAATGATTTCACCATCTGGTTGTAAAGTTGTATATGCTGGTTCATTGGTACAACAAAACTTTGGTGAGACATTAGACAAGCACGGATTCTTAGCTTGGGATTTGGATACAATGACCTATGAAGAAATTGATATTAAAAACGATTATGGATACTATACATTAGATGTTGATGGTGGTGTGGTGCCGGATGTAACGGATATGCCACTTCATCCTCGTTTAAGAGTAAGGATAGGTGATAGAGAAGCAAGAGTCGATGTTGATAACGTAGCTGATATAAACCATCAAAACTCTTTAATAGGGGAGTATATCGAACGTATGATGCCATTCGTAACGAAAGAGGACCTATTGGGTATTGAGAAAATTAATCGTGACATTAATAGTAGAGTACAACCATCGGAATTGCAAAGAAACATAAGCTGGAAGCCGGTGAGGTTTGACTTCTCGAATATGTTCTCGTATGGTGAGAATAATAAAATAGATTTCAGCAAAGTAGGTGGATTAATGGGATTATTTGCACCAAATGCACAAGGCAAATCATCTCTATTTGATGCAATCTCATTTTGCTTGTTTGACAAATGTAGTAGAGCATATAAGGCATCGGCAATTATGAACAATCGTAAATCAGATTTCCATTGCCAATTAGATTTTACTATTGATGGTGTAATATACCATATCCGTAGGGAAGGTAGAACAATCAATAAGGGAAGAAACGTAAAAGTGGATGTAGAGTTTTGGAGAGATGGTGATAGTGGAAAGGAATCTCTAAACGGAACGGAGAGAAGGGATACCAACCAAGTCATTGAAACCTATGTAGGAAGATATGAGGACTTTGTTATGACAGCATTAAGTTTGCAAGGAAACAATGCACTATTCATTGATAAATCACAATCCGAAAGGAAAGACCTTCTTGCTCAATTTATGGGATTGGATATGTTTGATAAGCTGTATGAAACTGCTACCAATGA